AATGGATAAGGCAAAAGAGAAACTCAATACCTTGGCTGATGATTGGGGATATGAAAGCCCCTTGGATATGCTGGAGTCTATCGGCTTGCTAGCATCCCCGGCAATTTGCATGAATGATGATTGCGATTATACGACGGATATTGAGCCGGACAACGCAAGGGGCTGGTGCGAGTGCTGTAATACTAGGACTGTTGCTAGCGCCCTACTGTTAGCGGGATTTATATAATGGAATGGCGAGTCTATATGCTAACGGGTGGCAAGCGGTTTTGTTATTATACCTGCGCTTGTGAAGCCCATGCAATCGACAAGCGGCTAGTGCTGGAACATAAGCACGACTCCCGCTATCAATTCGAGATTGAGCCGGTGACATATTAGCGCCCTATTCTCGACACATTTTAGACACAATTAGGCTGGCCTTAGTGCTGGCCTTTTTGTCGTTATGCCAATCGTTTATCAAGTGTTACAATATAACATAACATTTGAATCGTTCTAGTTTCAGACTGGCGAATCACATGCGAGATGTGGGCGAATCGCCTATCCTGTGTCAAGTTTTTCTTGTGTCAACTCACGTTTTGTTACAGTTTTGCACGTTTTTGTAACATTTGTCACATTTTTGCGTGGGACCCTTGACATTACGGGCGAATCACTTTCGGCGGCCCGTTAACACCACATGAATCCAAAACCAAAAATTACTTTTGCCCTACCCACCACGTTCAAACGGGCGTTATATCTGGAGTACCCACCAAGGTATATATCGGCGGAAATCCGCTTACGTCATCACGAACTGTTACAAAACGGTAATATTACTCACGAAAACACGACAAAAAACAGAAAATACTTTCGTTGTAAAACAGTCGATTGTAAAATAGTTGACAAAAAGTAAAAATAAAGTGAATAATATTCTGAAATATATCCCTATAGTAATATGAGAGAGAGAGTAACTTAAGTTTTAACGTAAATTATTACCACTACGATATATACTACTAGACTATATAACGTAAGTCATAACTATAGTTACTCCCCTCAAGAATCACTCCTACAAGTTAAACCAAGAAGTATGTTCTCACAGATATAACTTAAGTTACAAAGTTCTTGCCGATTAACTGTAGGTAGTGATATCGACTACCCACTTAAGTTACCCTTAATCTTGTCGTTAATAGCCCGTAGGGCGGAGACTATCGTTATGATCGCAGCATTACCCTACAGTAAGTTAGTAGAGAAGCACATCTTGGACTGTATCCAAGGTGGCATAGGTATTCGTCAAATGATTGCCTCAATGCAGCACCTACAGGATGCACCAAAGTCCTTATCTACCATGTACAAAATCTATGGGTCGTTCATTGAGATGGAACGAGCGAAGATCAATGGTGCTGTCGGTAAGAGGGTCATAGACCAAGCCTTAGATGGTGACTTTAAATCACAAGAGTTGTTCCTACGATCTAAGGGTGGCTGGAGTCCAACTCAGACTAACATTGAAGTTGAGCAAGAGACTGACCCTGACCTAGACGAAAGTGCTGTTGACACACTTATGTCGTTACTTGGATACAACGAAAATGCCCCCGAAGAAGAAACAACCTGTACCTGTGAGGAAGATAACTGCCGATGCTCTTAGAGGATTACCTCAGAGTAAAGTTAAGGACATCTTCGAGCAACTAGGGCCACAGAAGACCGAAGAACTCAAGCATGACTGGATGTTCTGGGCTAGAGACAACCAACTGGAGCCTATCAATGACGATTGGAACACTTGGTTCATTAACGCTGGTCGTGGATTTGGAAAAACTAGGTCAGGCGTTGAGTGGGTTAGAGATAATGTTAAGCGTGGTGTTAAGCGTATAGCTGCTGTAGCTTCCACTAACTCAGATATTGAACGAGTTATGGTCAAGGGTGAATCTGGTTTCCTATCGGTATGCTGGAAGGGTGACAGAACCTACGCAGGTAAGAAGATGGGGTTTCCTGAGTGGTCTCCAACTAAGCGTACACTAACATGGGAGAATGGAGCGCAAGTACAGTTCTTCTCCGCTGAGGAACCTGAGCGTCTCCGTGGCCCACAGTTTGAGTTAGCATGGTGTGATGAGACTGCTGCTTGGAACAAGGACATGGACACTTGGCAGATGCTACAGTTTTGTATGCGTCTGGGTAAACACCCAAGGATCATGGTTACGACCACACCTAAGCCAACTAAACTTATTCGTCAGATACTCAAAGACCCTAAGACTGTAGTTACCACTGGTAGTACCTTTGATAACTCAGCTAACCTAGCTAACACATACCTCACTGCCGTTAAAGAGCAGTACGAAGGGACTAGACTAGGTAGACAAGAGCTTTATGCAGAAGTCCTAGAAGAAGCTCAAGGAGCCTTGTGGACTACAGCTATGCTAGATGACGCCTCAGTTAAGCATGAGGCAGTCCCAGACCTTTCCCGTATTGTCGTTGCACTTGATCCCGCTGTTACCTCTAACGCTGAGAGTGACATGACGGGTATTGTTGTCGCAGGTATTGACATTAACGGTATTGCCTATGTCCTCGGAGATTATACTGATAGGCTATCACCACAGGGTTGGGCATCTAAAGCTATTCAACTGTATCACCACTACCAAGCTGACCGTATTGTAGCGGAGGTTAACCAAGGTGGTGATATGGTTAAACAGACGATCCACGGAGAAGACCCTACAGTACCGTATAAGGCTGTTAGAGCATCTCGTGGTAAGTTCGCTAGGGCTGAACCTGTATCGGCATTGTACGAGCGTGGTTTGGTAAAGCATGTGGCTAATCCCCCTGATGGGGCTTCGCTAAACGAACTAGAGACACAAATGAGAACATGGGAACCACTAGGGTCGATTGGCTCCCCAGATAGACTTGATGCTCTTGTATGGGCAATTACAGACCTCTCACTTAACGGATATGCGAAACCCAAACTGACCCTCGCTTACTCAAGTGCCAAGGGACTTTCACAGAAATAATAATGGAACCTACCTCATGGTTAAGAAGCTCTCAGAAGCCAAAGCTAAATCCACCCTTGGTGTAGCTGGCGATAACACACATAACGGTCAAATCCGTGCTGATGAGTTTCTCCCTGAACTGCGTGGCAAGAAAGCCATTCGCAAGTACCGTGAGATGCGTGACAACGATAGTACCGTTGGTGCTGTTATGTATTCTGTTGAGCAAATCCTTCGTGATGTTGACCTTCATGTTAACCCTGTTGACGAGAGTGATGCAGCTAAAGCGGAAGCTGACTTTGTTAAGAGCGTTCTTGATGACATGGATCATACACTAGATGACCACATTGCAGAAGCCTTGTCGTTTCTGTCGTATGGCTTCGGTTGGTTCGAGGTTATCTACAAGCGGCGTGTTGGCCCAACTGAGCGTTCTGATAAGAAACACTCTAAATACACAGATGGACGTATTGGTGTGCGTAAGATTGCAGCCCGTGCGCCTTGGACTATAAATAAGTTTGACGTAGATCAAAAGACTGGTGATGTTCTAGGTATTGAGCAATCAGTCGGGCTTATGGCAAGCAGAAACTATATCCCACTTAATAAGTCATTGTATTACCGCACTACCTCAATAAATGGTGATCCAAGTGGCCGTAGTATTCTTCGTAACGCTTATACTTCTTACGAGTACCTTAACAACTTACAGGCTATTGAGGCCATTGCGGTTGAACGAGAGTTGGCGGGTATTCCTGTCGCTCGTATTCCCGCTGAGTATCTTTCTGGGGACGCTTCTTCTGCTCAATCAGGATTTGTACACAACTTGCAGCAAATCTTACGAGACGTTAAGTTCAACGAGCAAGGTTACATTATACTGCCATCCGACACCTACCCCGATAAAGATGGAGCACCTTCCTCCACTAGATTAGTTGACATCGAGCTTATGGCATCCAATGGTAAACGCAACATTGACATCAATCCAATAGTTAGTCGTTACCAGCATGACATTGCTCGTTCTGTACTTTCTGAGTTTCTTCTGCTTGGTTCCTCTGGGGGTTCTTATGCTCTCTCCAAGTCGAAGACAGACCTGTTCCTCCGTGCGCTTGAGAGTTACATCCAAGCAATCGTTGACGTTCTCAACAAACAGTTGGTCGAGCGTCTTTGGCAGTTGAACGGTCTGAATTATGACCTGATGCCAACTATCACTGCTGGTGATGTCGCTCCACATGATCTCCGTGAGGTTGCAGCCTTCCTCCGTAACTTGAATGGCGCTAACATTGATGTATCCTCTCACCCAGAGGTTGTTAAAGACCTTATGGACATAGCTGACTTGGAATACGACCCTGATGTTGGTCAGCCCACTACAGTTGAAGAGGAAGAGTAACAATGGCAAGTCTAGCAAACGCAGTTCTTGACGATGGTTTGTCAACCTTGACGACAAATGGTACTCGTATCGACATCTGTTCTACTGAACCTACGACATACGCACAAGCCACCTCTACCTATTCTCTAGGTACATCCTCCACAACAACAGGTTCCCCTGCTGATAGAACTGGTGGTGGGCGTGAGGTTACGGTAGCGGCGGTAACAGACGCAAGTGTTACAGGCACAGGAACAGCATCCTTCTACGCTATCACGGACGGTTCTGGCACTCTATACGCCACTGGGGGTTTAAGCACATCTCAGTCTGTCACAGTAGGCAACACATTCTCGTTAGGTTCGTTTACTATCGGTATTCCTGACCCAGCATAAAAGGGGGTTAGGGTATGACAGACTTAGTTGCAGTCAGTATTCTCACTGGCCCACCCCAGTCTTTATCTGTTGATACTTCCCACCTGACAGATGACAGCTTAATTACAGACTGGCAGACGTACTTCTTCGCTGCCGACACAACGATAACACAGTCCCAGAGTATTTCCGTTACGGCTATACTAACGGGTCAGCCTATTGTCTCTACAACTGGTTTAATCCAAGTCTACGGCTTCCAAGCTAACGACCTTGTGACAGGCCAGCCAGTCCTATCTGACGCTACCTTAACGGAGAACTACCCGTTACAAGCTGATGGTGTACTTGCTGCACAACCTGTTGTTTCTGTAGCTCCTATAACGGAAGCTGAGAACTTTTCAGCGGTCAACCTTATATCTGGCGTACCAGAAG